CTGCTGCAGAGCGATCAGCTGTTGTTTTATGTTCTCTAAAAATGCTCATACTACTGTCAAGACCTCCAATAAAATCCTTTCCCCACTATTAATCTTGTATGAACTGTAGAGTAGCCCCTCATTGACATAATACTCTGCATCGGTTGCGATGCCTTCAGGCCCAGTAAACTCTTGACGGACACCATTTAAATATACCGCACTGTTTGCAAGCAATACTTCCCCCGTATATCCCAAATAAGAGTTTAAGGCTGTATCGGCAGGGATATCACCGACAGCATCATAGCAATATGTAATCCTCACAACTGAATGTGTGTGATATGGTCCAGAAGTGGTATCCTGCGCGGCGACATCTGATAGTGCCGTTTTCACTTCTTCAGAAAGGACCGACATATTCATTATTCCTCTTCGGGTTCTTATACATTTTGCCGAGATCTGGAAAAGATGGTCCACTTGTCCAAACAATTGGCGATCTTCCGTGAGTGATACAATCTCATAAAAGGAGTCTCCATATTGGACATAATCCCCCTCTCTTAACATCAAATCTTGATCTTCGTGGAGGCGGCGATTGTGGAATCTCACGGCTATCGACTTCTCCTTGTCAAGTCCATAATTTTCAGTGGTTGTTTTTATGCCGTCGAACTCCACTAGGACATACACCCTGACAGGCGGCAGAAAGCTTTTCTCTATAGCTTCGCCGTATAATGGGTGGAAATTGGTGTAATCCATGGAGATTGGTAAATAAGTGATTTGTTGGCCTATCACCCGCTCCAGCAACTCATCATTTACTTGCTTGACAAGATTTCGCTCTTTTTCACCCAGAAAGAGAGGCGGGGGCGGGCTGCTCGGCTTTTCCCATTTGTTATCTGTCATGCCTAGTAGTCCTTTTTATCTTTAAAGATCACCCTTTCACGAGTAATGCGCAATTCTGCGGCCGATTCACGAATAGTCACCTTAGGTTGATTATCATTTTTATCCATCCCCATAAGATAGCCAAGAATTTTTAAGCTTACTACGGATTTGAAATTTCTCTCTTCCTCATTTAAATCGGAAATATTATTTTCTAGGGCGAAGTCATTTTGGATGAAGCCTTCAAAGCGATGGCCATCTCTGGTGATAAAAAAGTTGTTGATTTGACCTGTGTAAGCCATAAAGGGAGTTATAACTTCATTCATTTGTTGTTGATATTCGGTATTGATTGTCAATTTATAGGTGGCCACCACATATGTGGGCATCGGCATCGTAATAGTTTCATAAACAATCTTTTCGTTTTTAAAGGGATAGGTTTTCTGACCATAAAGCCTCTTTGCGTCTGCATCTGCAAAATTTGATGTCTTTTCTTGCTGAATGCGGCGAGCAACTGTAATTGCTCCGCCTTTTGGATCGTTGATACGGGGAATATGAGACCAAGCTACGCCCTTGAAACTAGGGTCCTTCTCCATCGACATCCTCTCAATACTGATAGCCGGAAGGATGAAAATGTCTTTGCTTCTGAGATCCTTATTTTCTTTTATCTGGAAAGAACGCTCGGGCATTGACCAAACCAGAGGGACCTTTTTCCACCCTTCGTTGGTGCTCGCAAAGATATTCAATTCGTCGTTAAGCCAGTCGTGAAGTGCATAATCAATTGTCTCGATGGTCGAAGGCATGAATTCAATTTCTTTTAAAGCCGGAGTCGATGCTGGAGTTTTCTTATCTTTGTAGTATGGGCGAAATCCGCTGTTTTTATCCTTTCTGCTGCTCATAATTTACCCCTGGAAAATCACAGTGGGTACGCGCTTTTGAACATTTTCCACTGCGTCTGATTTTTCTGCATCTGCCTTGGCGATTTCAGTATAAGTAAGTTCGTCCAAAATCGTCTTCAGCTCTTCTCGTAGCTTCTCTTGCTCTTCCTTGGACTGGCTCAATAGTTCGCTCGCATTAAGATTGACTGATTCGCCCGGAATAGGAATCGATTGGAACTTACCGCGAATTTGGCCTAGCGTTTCTTTTGAGAGCGCTAGGGCAAAACGTCGAATCCACTGTTTGCCTATTGCATTAATATTATCATAAGGTAAATTATCGAACGGAATAGTGTTGAGGTTATTAATCCCATCGGTACCATCATCATAACTTGAGTTTTTCTCCCATGCGGCGGGTAGAACTGAAAAATCCACCCACATATATTTGTATACGTTTAGGAGGGCTGGCGCGGGGAATATTCTTAATTTATTATCTTGTATTTCATACGAATATTGAGATAATCTAGTATAAATGTGGTCTTCGAAGGCCATTGCTTGAAGCTTATTCTGCCATGTAGGAATTAATTCAAAAGTAGAATCATCAGTATATTGTCCATAATAATTTAAGTTACCAACAACGTTCAATCCTCCAAAATAACCAAAGAATCTCCACATTGCCTGGGGAGATTTATAATACACCTTCTTAATGATGATTCGTTTATCGCCGACAATGCCCGCATATTCCATTGAGGCGCCGGTGGCTGGGTCAACTCCAGTCGCCGAGGAACCAGAAATAATCGCCTGAAGGTCATAGTCTTGAATTGCTTCTTTGAGAGCAAAGGAAGCTGAATAAATGGGAATTGTTCCGCCGATGTCCGAATTAAATGAATAATTATCTGAAACTCTGCGAGCATACTCGAACATGACCCTGGGGAATTTAAGATTTACATTTTCGGGACCTGTGAGCCTTTCGCCCTCATGGTCGAAAGTGCCGGTTGCTTGACCCAGAACATCCCCAAGGACGTTTTTAGATTGATGGAGATTCAATATATAACTATATTCGAGGCATGCCTCTTGGTAATTGGCGTAAACATTATCTGCCTTGAGTTCGATGTCGAGGACATCCCCTCCCAATTTCCTGTAAGTGAAAGCTACTTGTTCTGCTGCTCCCGATAGAAACTCCGTTGAGGTAGAATAAATGTACAATGGCAGCGATGTTGCGACGGCGGCTATAGTACCAGTGGGCGGCAAGATTGATTTGCTCATTTGACTGGCTGGCGTTAAAGTGGGGAATGCCATATTAAAAATCCCTCCCTAGCATTAAGTAGTTTCTACAAACACAAAACCCCTCTACAAAATTGTAGAGGGGCTTCTTTCGATGTGTTATTTTTAGATTAAGCGATCAAATCTTCAACAATAACCAGTCCGTACATATCAGGACGAACCATTTTCTTGGCGTAACGGGTCATGACGCCCTTACGAGGCACAAAGTCCTCTGTACCAAAAATGGTAGGTGTCATCTGCAGAGGCACATATGGTGCATACACATATCCGCTTTCAAGGAAGGAGCTTCCTTTGCGACCACAAAGAACAACGTTTCTTGGGAAGTAAGGATCAACGAATACGTCAAACTTCTTACTCAGAGAGCCAACCTTGACTGCCCCAACTTGTCCACGATCATCATCTGCAGTAACAGAACCACGGAATCCAGCCGTAAACTCAAGAAGGTTTGCAACTTCAGGTGAACACACGATGAAGTTAGCGCCTCCGCGAAGTGTCTTGCGGTGGATTTGTGCTGAAACATCATTGATGGTTTCTGCGAGAGTCTCATACCACTCTGAAACATTACCAGTGAAATCTGGGAATGCCGTTGTGGAGGTAAGAGGTACTCCGGTTTCGCGGTTAACGAACTTGCCCGGAAGGCGAGACCAATAGCGTCTGCCTGCGGTTGCGCCTTTTACAAGGTCTTCCAAGATTTCTTGGTCGAGTTCGAGCGCGATGTGCTCTGAAAGAACACTGGTTAATTCGACTTCGGCATCCAAGTTGTGGTATGCATTCAAGTCTTGGGCCAATTCTGGTGTCCATTTAGCCTTAAGCTTCTTGGTCTTGGCAGTAACTGCCACAGAGTCGACCTTGATGTCGATTTCTGGAATTGATGCTTGGTTTTCCAAGCCCCAGATTTCGTCACCAACAACTGCACCAAGCGCGCCGCCTGATTCAAGATTATCATCGATAACGAAGGACAAATTGAGTGCCCCGTTGATTTCTCCGGCCAACAAATTTGTTGTCTCCGTACCCGTTGCTGCGCAGCATATGAGCAACTCGCCCGCAGTTACAGTGTCGTCGCGAGTAAGGCGCCTTACTAAGCGGCCGTTGGTGAACGCCGTAGTCGGCGTGATAGTGACATAATCTTTAACGTTAAACAATCTACCCGCGACAAGACTTGTCAAGTCTGCCAGTGGGATGCTGGCGACAGCAACCTTTCTGCCTTCGAGGTCTGGGTCGTAGCGAACCATATCGTCAGGTGCAGAGGAGCTGTAGGCCGTTTCCGACCAAGTCCAACTAGTGGGGTCTCCAACGGTACCTGATGCGATGATGGTGCATGTCGGTGCAGCAGAGCCAGTTGGAGATGAGTAACCGTTGTTCAGTGAGTAGAAACTTCTCTCGTCATCGCGGTTAGTGAGTGAAACACCACCGGTGATTTGAGAACCAACTACGCCACCACCGTATACGGATCCGTCAGCGACTGAGCCAAGTCTAGTAGACTGAGTTGTGAAGTCGAGGAAGAAAATGAGACCTGATGGGAGGCTCATTGGTTGGACTGAAACAAGATCGTTAGCGATCAAGCCGCCGAATACACGACGAACGATTGGGAATGCAACTGATGCGAAGCCTTCGACGTCGCCGCCCTGCATTGTGGATGCTTCCTTAAGAAGTTGTTTTGCTTGGTTTTCAAGAAGCGCAGCCATGCCATGCTTGGTGCGTTCATTTCCGAGACCTTCTAAGAGACCTGTCTTCTCCCACTTGGAGAGAAGAGCAGCACCTTCTTTGGAGAGGTCGCGCCTTACAATACCTTCTGTTAATTTATTGATAATAGACATTTTTAAAAATTCTCCTTTTTAATCTTTTGATTTTTTAAGTTCTTTGGTCTTGGAAATAACCTGAGAAGATGCTGAAATTGCTGCGTCGGCCTGAGTGTCGTCCTCCATGCCAGTTGCAACATACGAATAAGTGTTTTCCTGTATTGCCTTGACACTTAAAAATATATCAAAGATTGCATCATTCAATACCGATA